TTGTCATTGATGACCCTCATTCGGAACAGGACGCATTAAGCGAGACTGCGTTTGATCACGCATACGAGTGGTACACCTCTGGTCCTCGTCAGCGTCTTCAGCCGGGCGGAACTATCATTGTTGTTATGACCCGTTGGGGTAAGAAGGATCTTACTGGCCGTTTGCTGGCGGAACAGGGCAAGGATATACTTGCAGATCAATGGGAAGTTGTAGAGTTTCCTGCAATACTACCTAGCGACAACCCCTTATGGCCTGAGTTCTGGGACAAGGACGCTTTGCTTTCTATTAAAGCGTCTTTGCCTATTCAAAAGTGGAATGCTCAGTGGCAACAGAACCCAGTTGCGTCCGAGTCGGCCATAATTAAGCGTGAATGGTGGAAAAGCTGGGACAAAAAGAAGATCCCAACGATTAAGTACATAATTCAGGCGTATGACACGGCGTTTTCCAAGAAAGAGACAGCGGATTACAGTGCTATCACCACTTGGGGTATCTTTGACCCAGAGGATGGGACCGGAGACAACATAATTTTGATGGATGCACGGCGGGATCGCTGGAATTTCCCTGAGTTAAAGGAAGTTGCTTTTGAGGAGCATGAATACTGGGAACCAGACATGGTTCTGGTTGAGGCGAAGGCCTCGGGACAGCCCTTGATTGACGAGTTGCGTTTACGTGGCATTCCTGCTTTAGGTTTCTCACCGGGCAAAGGCCAGGATAAGACTACTAGGATGCATATGATCGCTCCGTTGTTTGAGGCGGGTAAGGTTTGGGCTCCTACGACCAAGAAGTTCAGTGAAGAGGTCATCGAGGAAGTTGTTTCGTTTCCCAATGGTGACAACGATGACTTTTGTGATAGTATGACCTTAGCATTAATGCGTTTTCGCAAGGGTGGCTTTGTTTCCTTAGAGGGAGATGACTCTTTTGAAGACGAATATAGACCGCGTAATCGGGAGTATTACTGATGGCCCTGCCACCTCGACCCATGGGATCGCTTGTTGATCCATCTTTGATGCCTCTTGATGTGACGGGGGAGCAAACTGACGTTGATGTTCAGGAGCCCATGGATTTTTCCATGGGGGCAGAGATTATTCCTAATGATGACGGTAGTGTTACTATCGAAGAGCTTCTGGAAGATGCTGTGGGTGACGAGATCCCCGAGGACATTCCCCATGACGCTAACTTGTCTGAGTATCTAGATGACGGGTACTTGGGTGAGTTGTCGAGTGAGCTTAGGTCTTCTTACGAGGATGATTTAGAGTCTAGATCAGATTGGGAACAGACATATACCAAGGGTCTAGACCAGCTAGGGATTAAGCAAGAGGATCGCACCCAGCCCTTTGAGGGTGCCTCTGGCGTTACGCATCCTTTGATTATAGAATCTGTAACTCAGTTTCAATCTCAGGCATACAAAGAGTTATTGCCGGCGGGTGGCCCTGTTCAGACGCAGATCATGGGCAAGCAGGACGCGGATGTTGAGGCGCAAGCTAATCGCGTTAAAGACTATTTGAATTACCAGATTACAGAAGTGATGGAAGAATACGACCCTGAGATGGATCAATTACTTTTCTATCTCCCGATGTCTGGATCTACGTTTAAGAAGGTTTACTTTGACGAGGCCAAACAACGAGCGGTTTCGACCTTTGTGCCGGCTCAAGACTTAGTTGTTCCTTACGCTGCGGCTGATTTGCAGTCGGCATCTCGGGTTACTCACGTTTTGCGTATGGATTATAACCAAGTTCGCAAGATGCAGGTTGCTGGGTTCTTTAAGGACATCGAGTTACAGGCTTCGGATTCGGAGCCCGACGAGGTTCGGCAGAAGGTTGATGAGATACAGGGTACATCCCGCACTTATCAAGACGATATCTACACTTTGTTGGAGATGCATGTTGACTTAGACCTTGAGGGTTTTGAGGACATGTCCCCAGACGGGGAGCCAACGGGTATTCATCTTCCGTACATTGTTACCCTTGATGAGGCCTCTGGCAAGGTTCTGTCTATTCGCAGGAACTTTGATGCCGAGACTGACTTCGCTAAGAAGCGCCAGTTCTTTGTTCACTACCGGTTTATGCCCGGTCTTGGGTTCTACGGCTTTGGTTTAATCCACATGATTGGCGGTTTGGGCCGCGCTGCTACCAGCATTCTACGTCAGTTAATTGACGCTGGTACTTTGGCTAACCTTCCTGCTGGATTTAAAGCCCGTGGGGTGCGTCTTCGCAATGATGACGAGCCACTACAGCCCGGAGAGTGGAGGGACATAGATGCCCCTGGAGGTAACATCAGGGACGCTATTATACCTTTGCCCTACAAAGAGCCTAGTGCCACTCTAGCACAACTTCTAGGCGCTCTGGTGGAGGGCGGACGGCGCTTCGTATCGTTGGCTGACGAACAGACGGGCAATATGAACCAAGAAACGCCTGTTGGTACGACTGTGGCGATGCTTGAGCGTGGCATGAAGGTTATGTCGGCTATTCACAAGCGGCTGCATTACGCTCAGAAAAGCGAGTTCCGCATTCTGGCTCGTATCTGTGCGGAGAATATGGACGAGGAATATCCGTATGATGTTGCCGGTGGTGAGAGAACCATTAAAGCGCAGGACTTTGACGGCCGAGTAGATGTTATACCGGTGTCGGATCCCAACATTTTCTCAATGGCGCAGCGAGTTACTTTGGCTCAAACGCAGTTGCAGTTGGCGCAGTCTAACCCTCAGATGCATAACTTACACGCGGCGTACCGGCGTATGTATCAGGCGTTGGAAGTACAGAACATTGATGAGATCCTTCCACCGGCACCACAGCCTAAGCCGTTGGACCCTGCTATTGAGAACGCCCGTGGCTTAATGGGTGAAATACTGATTGCCTTTGCTGATCAGGATCATGATACTCATATCGCTATTCACGTTATGTTTATGAGAACGCCTTTGGTTATGACTTCTCCGCAGGTTTTGGGAACTTTCTACGCCCACCTTCAAGAGCATATATCAATGAAGGCGAGGGCCAGTATCAGTAAGGAAATCCAAGAGTTGGTTCAGAAGGTACAGCAACAGGTACAGCAAGGCTTGATCGATCCTATGGCGGCGCAAACGCAAATCCAACAGGTACAGCAGCAAATGCAAAACCCTGCTGAGATGGAGAAGGCTGTTGCGGCGCAAGAGCTAGAGATTATGAAAGCAACTCTGGATCAAATTACACCTCCTGGTCAAGACCCAATGTCTGATCCTTTGGTACAGATCCGCATGAGAGAAGTGGAGATCAAGGACAAGGAGCTTCAGCGCAAGGCGCAAGAAGATGAGTCCCAGATCATGATCGAGGCCGCTAGGATGGATCAACGTGCTGTTACTGATGCGGCTCGGATAGAAAGCACTGAAGAGATTGCTGAAAACCGAAACGAAGTTAACCGTGAACGTATCGAAGTTCAGCGGCAGGGAATGATGCGGAGGGGCTAACTCCTATCTATGATTGATCCGATCACAGCTTTTGCCGCCGCAAATGCCGCTTTTAAGGGCGTGAAAATGCTTGTGGGCGCGGGGCGTGAAATACAGGATGTTAGCCAGCAACTAGGGGCATGGTACGGTGCAGTAGCTGACATTACTAGGGCTGAGTCACAACGCAAAAACCCTACGTGGTTAGACAAAAAAACACACGGTACTGACAACATAGAACAAGAAGCTATGGACCTTGTTGTTCGTAAGAAGACACTGCTTGAAAAAGAAAAAGAAATAAAGTTCATGCTGAACATGAGGTTTGGCCCTTCTACATACGATGATATGTTACAAATGCGTAGACAGATACGCAAAGAACGTGAAGAAACAGTCTACGCTGCAATGGAAGCCAAAAGACAAATTCAGAACAATGCTGCAATCGGTGGACTGTCCGTAGGTATTATTGTTGTTTTGGGCGGCGGTATTTATTTATTAGTATTGGCTACACAATGATAAGTGTTTTAATTCTGTCTGTTGCTCTTGCGGGGGTAGCCAATCCCACCCATGTTAAATGCCATCTTTGGAAGAGGTTTACAGATGTAAATGATCAGAAGATCTGTGTTTACAGGTTTTCCGCAGGCTTTGGTGGGCTTGGTTATCACTACCCTACCCGCAGTTTTTCAGAGTGTCCCAGGGTATTTAGTTGTGTGTATGAAAAGAAAGATAAGCGTCCTAGCTTGTCTGAGATTTTAGACGGCCTTAAAGGAGGTTTCTAATGACCATAGCGTTTGAAAAAATACTAGAACACAAGATACTGCCTAGATTTATGATGTTTGTAATGACGGTAGTTTATGTTCGCTGCATAGAATGGGCACTTTCAATGCCCGAGTTATCTACGCAACAAGCCTCTATAATTTCTGTAGTCACAGGCGCAATGACGGGGGCGTTTGCTGTATGGCTTTCGCATGAAAAATGATTGGTCAACTGATAGGCAGTCTAACGGGGCTGGCAACTAGCATCATTGATGGCAAGACCCAACTCAAACTTACTGAAGCGGAGGTGCGAAAGAAGCAGCTTACGGGTGAGATTGATTGGGATATCGCCGCGATGAACGCTACGGAGAACAGTTGGAAGGACGAATGGATTACCCTGCTCTTCAGTATTCCACTTATACTTGCCTTCTGTGGAGATTGGGGAAATGCTATAGTTGAACGGGGCTTTGCTGCGTTGGAAGTTATGCCTCAGTGGTATCAAATTGCGTTAGGTGGGATCGTTAGTGCTAGCATAGGAATGCGGTCAGTAAGTAAATTCTTTGGAAGGAAATAATCATGGGCTACAAGTTAGGCAAAGGAAGTCTGTCAAAGCTAGAAGGTGTAGACGAAAGGCTGGTAACGGTCGTGAAATACGCCATCGGAGTAACAAAGCAAGACTTCAGCGTGATCTGTGGGTTGAGGACGATAGAAGAGCAACGGGCTCTTGTCGAGAAGAAAGCCAGCCAAACAATGAAATCAAAACACATCGGCGGTAATGCGGTAGATCTTATGGCTTACTGTAATGGTGGCCGGTGGGAGTTGAACCTGTATGACGAGATTGCCGATGCTATGAAGGAAGGCGCTTCGGCTGCGGGAGTGAAACTTCGGTGGGGTGCTGCGTGGACTATTGATGATCTTGGAGATTACTTGGGAACTGCCGAACACGCCATGATGTCTTATGTGGATACTCGTAGATCTCAGTCGCGTAGACCCTTCATCGATGCTCCACATTTTGAGCTTATGTTGTAATATGCATGTGTTCGTCCTCATGCTATACTTAGGGTATGGGGACGAACGTACTTTGATTATTGATGACATGTACTTTAAGCAGGTAAACTACTGCAACAAAGTAGCGGAGTCTTTGGTTAAGAGGTACTCAACTCATGGGATTTCCACGGCAGATCGCGCTGTAGCGTACTGTGTCCCAACACT